TAATCCTGTTGAGGCATCAAGTGATGACATCGCATAATAGGCTTTTAACCCCTCTGAGTATTTATCTAAGAGATTACCATGTCTGCCGAGAGTGTTGATTCCTGATATTTCTGATGCTGAAAGTGCTTTGCTATATATAGCTGTTTGACCTATATCTCCACTAAAAAATCTATCATGGCTATCTTGGTTATTCCTTGTACCTATTGCAACATCATATAAGTTATTATCATAATTATCTGCGTTCCATCCTGCAACAGGAGAACTGCTTGATCCTGCACTTGAGCCATTTACATATATTGTTACTGAACCGCTTGTTGCACTCGACCTACTGAAAACACCTGCTACATGAGTCCAATCACTTGCACCATCTGCAAAGACAGCACTATCAGTATATGTATTTAATTCTTTTGCATCATGTGTACCATGAACAAATTTAATTCTCCCATCATCTTCAACTTGAAAATAAATATATCCAGACCATTGTTTAACTGTAGAGAATATTACATTTATAGCAGATGGCTGACCATCATCTATCTTAACCCAAGCAGAAAGTGTAAAACTTTGCTTGAATAATGATTCAAATGGACTGCCTGTATCAATGTATTCATTACTTCCATCCAAGTCTATAAAGTTATACGCAGAGTTTACCCCTGTGAGAAAGGATTGATCTGGCAGAACTGAGGAATAGACTAAATCATCTGCGGCTTGGTTGGTCATTGTGCCAACATTGCCTTGTATTTCCTTTGCAGAAAGATTTAAAATATATATTTCTTGTGAACCATTTACAGAATCAAAATACAATGAGGATGTACCTGCATTTACAAAATAAATAGTATGTTGTGTACTTGATGTTGTTAATGCTTGAGTTCCAGAATTAACTGCTCCTGTCCATACTTTAACATTAGGTGCAGTACCACCACTATAATAAGCATTAAATACTACTTTGTATAATTTACCAGAACTACCTGCAATAGTTCTTGAAGCTCCACCTGCATTATCATCATGGGTTATTTTGACACCACCAGTAACAGTATCTACATCATTACTTCCATAAGCACTCCAATCTGTATTAACATTAGTAGTAAGTATCTCTGCTCCAAGAACAGGCTCATTTACATCTATGATGGCAGGGTAAGTGTCACTTACTTCTGATTGGAGAACTTTATTTGCCACTACATTATCAACATAAAATTCACTATTACCATCCCTTGCAAAAAATCCAATGTATGAACTACCTGTAGAGTTTGATGTAAATGTATGAGTAAGGTTTACCCAAGTATCAGCAGTTGGTGTAAATTCTTTAGCTAATGCTTCAGTCATTCCACTCATACCCATAGATATGTATGCTCCACCTACAACATAAACCCAAGCACTTAAATATATTCGTTCTCCACTAATTACACCAAATTGATTACCTAATTGAATGCCATGACCATTAGTTGCTCCTGTAATGTGAATACTTTGTGTACCTTCATAAAGTTTACTTGTTGAGTATGCTATAGTAGGAGAACCACCGAATGCTGACCAACCAGAACCGCTTTCCATAGTTCCTACGCCCTTAGTTAAGTCTCCACCCAACTCTTCTGAACTACTCTCAAATGCACCTAAATCCCAACCTGCAACCATTTGCTGTACTATGTCACCTACTGCACCATTTGTGATCGTACCATCGTTTGAGTTAGAACTTGAATCTGCTATGGTAGGATATACCCTACTTGTGTCATCGCCCATTCTCCAATATCCAACAAGTCCACTAAGTGAAGATTCATCATAAGTAATACCCTTGCTATACAGAGCGTAAACTTCCTCTGCTGATTTGGCTACATTATAAATTGAAACAGATGAAATAGAGCCATCCCAATAGTTACTACTTGTTCCATCGTGAGGCTTTCCAATCTTTGTAGGTTGTGATGATTGTAGCATGGCTCTTGATATTGATGCAGTACCCTTAGAAACACCATTTACAAAAACCTCTGCTGTTGTTGAATCGTAAGTAACTACTGCATGATACCAATTATTAACTGACATCCCATGAGCTACAGATATAGAAGATTGGGCACTTCCAGTCCCGAATGCAACATAAAAATTACTTGCACCAAGCTCCATTCTATAAGCACCATTCCCATCTACATCTCTTGTTACAATATATCTATAATTATCTAATGTTTCTGGATATACCCATGCTGAAATAGTAATAGCAGAAGATGGGTTCAAAGAAGAATCATTACCACAATCGATATAATCATTCGTACCATCAAAATCCACTACAGAAAAGCGATTATCACGCATTGGGGTAAACCTTGATTTTGCAAACTGCTTTATGGTTTGAGCATCGAGGGCGGTTTGGTGAATGCTTACATTTGATATTGCACCATCAAGTGGATATGAAGAACTATAATAACCGCCAAGAATAGTTTTTAACCCATTTAAATCAATGTCTGATGCAGATGGAAATGTGCCACTTGCTGTTCCAACAGATTCACCATTTAAGTACATTTTTGAATTAGACTCACTTCCTGTACTATAAATACAAGCTAAATGATTCCAATCTTTTGATGTAAATGGATTTAATTCTACTTTCCAACCACCATTATTTAATTTAAATCTTAGTTTATCACCAACTATTGATATTGACCACTCACCTTCACTGCTACTAAAACTTCCAATATTAAATAAACCATCATCTCCACTTGTTACATCTGCTTTAAACCAAAAGCAAGTTGTTAAACTACCTGCATAGTTATCTCCAAGTGCTGTTCCCATCGTAGTTCCTGCATCTACATAATCATCCGTACCATCAAAATCAGTATAAAAGTCACTTCTGGCGATTGAGGTATCTTCTTCTGGTAGTACCTTATCCCCTGCTCTGAGCCATAGTTTAAGGTTGCTCGTTCGGTCTGTATCGTAAGAAGTTGCTTTGGAAAGGTTTAAAGGCTTAGAACCAAGCTTTGCGACATCTGAGGCACTTAGTTCTGTATTCCAAATAGCAACCTCGTCAATACATCCATCAAGTTGTAATCCACTTACTCTTTTTCCTACATATAAAACACTATCAGTAATATTAATACTACTTACTGATTTTGTACCATCTAACGCTCCATTTATATAAATTTTTATTGTATCACTACCATTAAAAGTAAGAGTAGCCATGTACCAAGTATCTAAAGATATTGTAGTACCAGAGGCATTTGCAAAATCATTAGCACCTGCTTGATTTCCCCACCCAACTGTGTTATGGTCTGTACGAATAAGTAATGAATTTTCTTTATATCCTGCTATCTCCCCACTTGACATTATTACAGGAAAAGAACCATAAGCATCTAACTTAAACCAACAATTCATTGTATAAGCATTAGAGCCACTTATTCCAACATTACTTTGAGTTACTAAATAATCATCAGAACCATCGAAATTGAAAGAGTATTTGTTGGGAAAGCCGAGAACCTTCCCTTTGCTTAATAAGTTGCCTAGTCCTAGCATTTAACCAACGTAGGCTATGACTTTACCAGATGCTAGTGTAAACCCTGTGTAACGACCATATAGTATTGATCCGGCAGGAAAGGTAACTGAATCTATTGCCGCACCTGCGTTAGAATCTATTAAAGTACCTGTGCCTGTATCATCTGGGTATAGTTGTTCTATTTCTGCTATAAGTCCACCAGAACCTGATGCGAAAACGCTATCTTCTATAAATTGTATTGCTACAAATACACCAGAACCTGCTCCGCAAGTACACGCTGTTGTGCCCGTTACAAGTATTCCACCGCCTTGTCCTAGTGATAAATTGTTAGCCTCATTGACTGCATATTGTCTTAAACTCATCTTGTTGTTCTCCTATTCGTATGACTTGCCGAGCCAGATAGTCTCATGGTCATATCGGTTATTTATTTTTTCTTTTTAGCCTTTGGTTTCTTTTTAAGTTTATTTCCATCCTTATCACATTCCTCAAATCTGTCTTTTAAAGACTTTTCATCATGATTAAGTGGATCATATTCTATAATAGTGCCATTAGGCTTTTTGTAATATTTCATAAATTTTTCCCTAGTTAATGAAGGGGTGGACTAGCCACCCCAACATTATGATAATAAACGATTAAGAAACGTCTGAGAGTATATAAACTCCGAAAGTGTCCTTAATTTCAACTTCACCCCAAAACCCGGTGCACACATATTCAGTTGATCTGAATGATGCGTTACGTTCTGATTCAATGCGGAAAAGTCCATTAGCACCAACACCAAGACCGATTGCTCCTTTTGAGAAAGCAAATCCTGCGGCATCACCACCAGAACCTATATCTTCACCAATCTGGTCTGACCAATACACATTAAAACCTGCGATTGATCCAACCCAACCATTAGCCATAGCCTCTTCACCTTTAGCACCCATTAGGCTCATTGGTTTAGAGTTACTACCTGTGACTGCATCATCGTGCAATAAGCTAATAATACCTTTGCTTCCCCACACCTGTTTTGGGCTTAAAATTAGGTTATATGGAAACGGTGCCGATGCGGCTCTAAGCTGTCTCATAGCACCAAATACATGAGACAATGCTAACGCAGTACCTGCTCCACACTCAGTTTGAGAAAAACCTGTTCCTAAAGCAGTTAAATCAGCATCTAGTTTTGCAGAAGCCGCATTCCCGAGAATTTTACCTACGTTACCTGTCAAATCCTCTGCATTACCCATTACTGCCAAATCGGTTACGTCTGCTCTGATAACATGCTCAGAGATAGTCGCACTTCTAGCGGCTGTAGTAATTGAGGTTACTGTTGACATATCCGCACCATCCGAGGCCGCAGTTACTGAACTTGATGCTACCTTAGTATAGTCTGGAAATTGAACTGTTATTGCACCCTTCACAGTTTGTTTTGCTGTGACTAAAGGGTACATTACATTTGTATGATTAAAGGCTATAACGGCATCACCGACGATCTTACCTAGACCACCGACCGCTACCCCTGTATCTGTTTCAGCCATTTTTTATGACTCCTTATTTTTCCAAGCCTTATTCAGCGTACCTTCTCCCCATCCACCGAAATACTTTTTAGGGGTATGGGGTTTTCCTTTACCAAGATTGGTTGCTCGTTCTTCATAAATATCAATCACATCATCATAGCTAACTGACCTACCTTTATAAGTACATTCAGCATCAGAACCACCATCTACCACTTTCGTAGTAATGTCATTGTTCGGATCGAGATACTCTTTTAGTCTGTCACTCGCCACTATATGCTACTTTAATACTTCCTGAAGTCTGGGGGTTGTTGGCTTTCTCGTATCCATCAGGATCGGTATGTGCCCACTCCTCCATCGAACTATAACCCATCTTAGTGCCAGGAATAGAATTATCTACCTGTTTAGGCTTGGGGTTAGTAATAACTTTATCAACATGGACTTCTAGATTATCTAGAGATAGTCCACTATAAACTGCACGATCATCTTCTGGCAACTTGGATAATAACGAATCCCTCCGATTGGTCTGATATTCATCAAACGCAGTTGCCTTCTTCTCAGCTACCTCAAGTTTCTGGTTCATATCTGACATGATCTTGTCATACTCCCCTTTATCTTCCATCTGCTTGAGTTTGGTAGCCTCAGTATCTGCTTTCATCTGTTTATTAATAGAATCTAGCTGAGTCTTGAGTTCATTCTTTTCGGCAACAAGTTCATTAAATCGTGCATAAGGAACTGAGTTGACGATCTGCTTTTCTTCACTTGCAGTAGTGGTGTCCTCTTTAACGTCTTGGACTTCTTTGACTGTTTCGTTTTCCATTTTAACCTCTTGATTGAGTTAATAAGATCATTTGCCTATCTTAAAGTTGATTGGCTTTGCAGTTTCTTTGTCTGCGTTTCTCTTAATTCTTTTGTTTGTTTGTACCTCGATCAGCCTTAATGATCCTTTAGATAATGGTCTGGATTTAGTAGTAACTGCTCTGCCCATCTCTTCATTATATTGTATCTTCTGAGCATCTACACCATTCCACCCTATAGTCACACTATCCTTACTGAATCCTCTGGTCTGTAGGTTTCTCATCATATCCCCTGTTAATGTGAGATTAACCTTACTACCACTACCACTACCCCTTTTAATCTTTGGTTTTCTTGTTGGGTAATCTTCTGCGTAAATCCTAATTACTTTTCCATTTATTTTTTTACTAAACCAGAATGGTGCGTGTTTTTTATATGCTTTGAATTTTCTATTATGTACATCCTTACTATTGACCTGTGTCTGCACTCTGATCTCATCACATATCTCATCACCAATATGTTTCCAGAATGCTTTATCAAATTCTGGTATCTTTGCTAGATTACCCAACTGCCTCACCTCTTGCTGTTACAGGTCTGAAATTCTTTTTACTTCCTATAAAATCTTTTGCTTTGGATGGGTTGATAAGTTTAGATGAGTTGGAAGTTTCTCTTGCCCATCTATGCCTACAATTAAACCCACCACCATCACTAAATGCACCAGAGTAAGCTGAGTCTATTTCATCTCTTGTTAATGCTCCTGCACTTGCCATCTCTAAACATATATCTCTGGTCTTATTATCTATCACACCTAGATACACATATTTAGCGTTCTCAGGATCGAACTCTGCCATCTGAACTGTTACATTTCTCTCAAATGTATTGAGTGCTGTATTGGCTAGGGTTTGTGCTTGGTCTGCTCTTAGAACACCACCTGCACCCTTTAAAATGCCTTCAGCTATTTGTTTCTCAGTAGCATTAGCTAATATTCCCCTAGCTACTTCTTTCTTAATGGTTTCCCCCATCATCCCTGCTTGTTTCATAAAGGTCACTCTATCCATCTGCACTAAAGCATTTAAAGCCTCACCTGTTACCGCACCTGTCATCTCCATGCCTTTAAGAACTGATTGATACTCTATCATTAGCCTGTCTATGTCTGCCTGTAGATTGAGTTTGTTTAAGATAATATCTTCCATGTCTAATGACTGCAACACTAAGAGTATCTCATCCTTACTTAATCCCTGCCCTTTAAGATCAAAGACCTGTGCAACGAGTTCCCTCTGGACTCTTTCGATTGCTTTGGCAAATTGATCTGGTGCGTTAGCCATTTTGTAGTGCCGCTAGTAATGGGTTAGATGGTTGCTCTGGTTGCTCTTCTTCTTGAAGTTCACCCATTTTCTTTTCCAACTCTTCTTCTAAGATGTCTGGATTGAAGTATCTGATTAATTCTTTACGAGACATAAGATTGTTGTCCATCATAAACTGCAATCTATCCTTCTCTTCTGCCCATGTAGTTGGAAACCCTGCCTCTTCAAAATCAACTGCATAAGACTCGGATAAGTTCTTACCTTGATGTACTTGTAAGATAGTCCTATCTATTTCATATCTGGAATGCTCCCATTCTTTAAATAGAGGAATATCGGACTCTCTTGATTCTAGGTTCTCCATTGATAATATCTTTAATGCCTCACCACTTGGAGGTGTACCACCTTCTCCCCATCTAATAGATAGCGAATGATTCTGACCTACTTGGTTGACCATCATCTTAACCGACTCGATCATATCTCTGATTGATCCTGGAGGTGATACATAGTTAAATGATCCACCTTCTGGAAGAACAAGGACTCGCTCAATGCCACCTTTTAAATTTGGTATCTCTGTATCTATTCCTGTGATTACAGGCTGACCAAGTGCATATCTGGTTGCTAGTGCTATCTCTGTCATGGCTATACTTACTTGAAGTGCCGCTCTCGCTACATCCATTGAATCAGATTGAAATTGTATCTTAGAGATCGGTAAAATTTGATAAGGGTTAATCATGTCTAAGTTGTCCCCTACAGGTCTTATCTTGCCATTCATTGTAAAGATGAAGTGCATCCCCTGCTCACCATCTCTTGATTCAGACCAGAATACAAACTGCCTATTCCCCCTAGCATCTTTGGCTATCTCATAACTAACACCATAAGGATCAGTCTCACCATTGTTTAAGTAATATTCTTTAACATGAGGCAGTATGTCATACTCTAAGCGTTGTTTCTTCTCATTGTACTTACTTCTGATGTGGCACTTACCTAATAGCCAACCTATTTCACTAAACTCTCTTATCTTAGAATCTAAGTGATGTGCCTGTAATAGATAATCTTCTGATACTTCTTCTGATCCATTGATTAGTCTTATCGGTGGATTTTTATATAACATCATTCGATTTCTTGCAAAGCGAGGTACTACCCTCATTCCAAAGGGAGGTATCTGATTTAATGTTGTGCCTGGAAACCATTGCTCTAGGTGCGTATCTAAGTTTCTGTTGTAATAGAAGTCTAAAGCTGTTTGTTTCTCAGCTACTTCTTTTCTTGCCATTTGATCTTCAGCATTACGAATAGAGGTCATTACTGCCTCTTTGCCTAGATCGGGGAGCATTATCTTATCGTGAAATTCCATTATTTATTCTTTTTTTTAATATGCTTGGTTGTAGACATTTGATATGGCTTACCTTTCCTGTTCTTCTTCCCCTTAACAATGGTCTTTACTACAACCTGTTGCATTTTAGAACCTTGTGATATAACTACTGTCTCACCCATTAGGATATAGCATATTCATTTGCCTTTACAAATTCCTGTATTACTTCCCCTACTTGTTCTTTATCTCTTAATTCTAATTTCTTGCCATACCAATTCAAGAAGATGAACATGGTAACAATACCTACTACAATACCTAGCAAGAACTCTACCATGATTTACTAGCCATTGTTTTCTTGCGGATAGGAAATAAAAAATTGATCCCATACCCAAGAGCATCAGATAAATGTGTCTGTTTCATATCTCTTTTATCTATATCCCCAAGCCTCCAAGTATTTTGCTCTAAATCCATTACTAGATTAGGGCAATTATCTACACTAAAATTTCCAGAGCGTATCAGCTTATTAACACTAGCAACCCTATCCCTGACAGCAGGGTTCTTTCTAGGTGCTTTAACTTTAAACCCAAAACTTTGCATGATCTGATGATCACTCTGGGTTGCTGAACTCTTTCTAGAGTTACCACTTGCATCACAATATAGATCACAATTAGGAAAGTCTTTTTTTATTATCTCTGCCATATCATAAGTATTTACATTACTCATTCGATACTCTTTAAATACATGAATCCAACCATTACCAAGATATGCCGCTAAAGCCGAGGCATAATCAACATTGTAATCTTGCATAATAATAACAGGGAGGTCTTTAATATCTGATCTCTTAGTAATGTGTTTATTGCGATCAAAGTCTTTATATACTCTGCCCTGCGTTAGATTAACAAACTGCCCATGTACATAGGCTTTTATCTCATCATCAGAGTAAGCTGTTAAGAGGTTTTGTTTATATTCATCTGGTAGGTGTGTATTCTCTAGAGTTGATCCAATAACGATACCAACATCTATATCAGTACGATTAGACAACTCATATCCCCAATTAAGTTGCTCTGGTGTGCCTGTTAAGAATATCTCCATGTGAGATGCCTCTGGGTGTCTTACCCTAGCTATCATTTGATCAAACACTTCCTTCTTTTGTATAAATGGTTCATCTATGCCGCTCCAAGACAAATTGCTACCCTTTAATGAATCTGGCTTATCACCCGATCCCAACCAAATATGTCCATCCCAATTATGGATATGAAACTCACCCTTCATCTGGTTGTAGGTGTAGTCTATTCCTGTGCGATTAAGTATGTCCTTTAAGGTTATGACTATTGTTCTCTGTGAAAGTCCATGTGATGGACTCACATACATCCCAGGATGTGGAGCATTGATATAACTCAGATATATTGATCGTAATGCCCCTATATAAGTTTTCCCACTTCCGTAGCCACCTATGAGAACTTTGTAAAATGTTTGTAAATCCCACCATCGTAACTGATGTGGTAGGAAATTCTTTCTCTGTATTCTGAACTGACTCACTCAATGATGAGGGTGTCCTTATGAGTGATCTCTTTGGTTTCTTTAGCTTTACCCTCTGTACGATCACTAAGATAGGTGACAGCCCCTAAACTGCCATTCATAGCCATACGATATACTTTTCGTATCATTAATTCTTTCTTGGTCTTTTTATCTACTTCTTCATCAAATACTTTATTTATAATATCAGCTAAAGCACCATTCCTACCATTTGGGTTAGGTATATCACCCTTTTTAAACTTCTTACCTTCTTTGTTCCCCTTAACAAATTGACCATTAGACCGCCTTTTAACCGCCTTTTCTTTACTCATACTCTACCAATGCCATTACTAAAGATTTATTTAGTTTATCCATTATATTCTTCACATTATCTGAGTCTATTTCGTAAACATCAAACTCTAATCGCCAATTATGAGTGGTCTTTAGGTTCTTGATGCCAACTAATTCGACATTGAGTGTGACTCCCTTATCTTCCATATTTAAAAAGCTGTAGCTACAACTGTATAATAGTGTTTCCTGTCTATCGCCCTCTTGCACCAAAAGTGTCTTATTCTATTACTTAATAGCGAGTGAGGCACACTAGAGCCTCTATATATAGTAGTAAAAGTCAGGTAGTTTTAGGGTGTTTTTGAAGTGTTTTAAAGTAGGGGGTTGCTATAAACTCTATTATTGCTAGAGTTAAAAAATATAAAAAAGTTTTTAATCGTCAGGTTCTAGCCTTGAAATAAGGCTAAAATCGTCAGGTAGTTAATTTATTAATTATGTTAGTTATTATGTCACATGATCTATCTATTGTTTCTGCTACTGTTTGTTTTGCTATGCCAAAATCCCTACCTATGTCTGAATAGGATTCTCTACCTATATAGTATTTAGCCATAAATAGTTCTATTTGTCTTGATGTTGCGTTTTGTGCGAATAAGATACCTGCTAGTAAGAGATTCATTTTATCTACCTCTAATTTTCTTACCTGCCATTTCTCTTTCATGTCTCCATCGTATCTGCCGCACATCTCGCATGGTTCTACTTTGTTCATTGATTACCTTTAGTATGTGGAAAAAAGGTTTGTCTAGTGAATAAACGCCAATCTACCCACTAGACTCATTTATCAGTCGCTTTAACATGAAAACGTTCTTTGGGCTTAACACCCTAGTTATTTATTATTTTCATTGTCAAAAGTGACATATTGGTTTTTACACCAATTCTTTTATTTTGGAATTGATTTCTTCAACTCTTTTTAAATCTATTAGTTTAAAATGTCCTTGCTCAGATAATAAATCACTTACCTCTTTTAGCAATTCTTTTATTTCTTGATCCATTAATCACTCCTGTTTATTTAAAAATTCACAAATTGCTTTAGCATTTAAATCTATAATATGCTCATAGAATGGTGGTTTATTCAAAAATATATGTTTTGTATTATATAAAAGTTGTGCAAAAAAAATAGCATCAGACCTATCATAAAACCACTTTCCTTTTAGATTGCTAGGCATTTCCACATAATATATTCTTATAAATTGATCACTCATTTTTGTCTTAAATAATCTTTAATTGTTGTGTAGATAAATGTTCCTAAAAATATCCACAAGAATATCCCTATCGGCATTAACACAAGTGATGTAGATAATGCTAATAGGTTAATGATGATCTCATATAAGTTTAGTATAATCATTTACACCCCCTACATATTTCTCTTTTCTTTCCATATCTAGGTATATGGGTATAGGTTACTAATCTTCTTGTTCCGTTTGTTTTTCTTACAATCTCCCAGACCTGCCTACACTTAGGACATACAAATAGTTTAGTATCTGACTTTTTAAGTGGATTATGTTTCTTTTTACCTGCAATTCTCTCACTTATTACTACTTGATCTTTAAATAAATTCATGCCTTAAACCCTTCCGCTACCATTTTAGTTAAGTTTTCTATTTCTTTTTGTTGCTCTGTTTTTATGGGTGGTGATTTAACAATGCCCTTCCGATGCTTATACTCCCATTCCTGGAGAAACTCACCCCCACAGCCGCAGAACAGATCATCAGACCTCAATTCACCATCTACCACCTTATCAGTATCACACCCATCACAGATATATTTTTTCTTAATTTGTTGTTTAACAGGTTGATTGTCCTCTTTTGTGATCTCATCTAAATAACGCTTTTGATTAAGCCAGGTTGATAGGTGTGGTAGATATTGCTTTTCCTTACCAACCCATGAACTAATATGAGTTTGTAGAATGGTTTTTAATTGATCATGTGATTTATCTTTTAATGCTTTTTTGTATTTAAGGAAAGATATGTGTTTGTTTTTCTTAACAGGATATAATTTCCATAATTCATCAAATTCTAAACTATATATATTAGTTCTTTCTTTCTTACCCTTCTTGTTTTCGTATCGCTCCTGTATCGGTGCTGTACCTACTTGTGTATCGTTTTGATTTTGCTCTATCTGGTAACTTGCGTAATTACAAACACTTATGATATTTTGTCCTGTACTCGTTTTGACTTCAATCATGGAACATTTTTTTAGCCTTTTTAAAAATCGCTGTACTTTTCCTATACTCCACCCCCACCTTTTTCTTAAGTATCTAAATGAGGCATCTACCTCACCTTGCTTTAATACAACCTCTTGACCTTTTATAAATTTTGTTCTTTCAGTATGAGTAACCATTAGCAGTATATCTATCCACGCTTTTAACTGCTCTGGCTTTTTCCATATCCAATGATCCTGCAACTGCCTATGCAGTTTTATCCAACCATTATTCATCACATTCCTTTATCATTTTCATTACTTTATATGCTACCTGCGGCACTATAGCGTTCCCAAGTCCTTTAAGTCTTTGGACTCTTTTTGTTTGTCCTGTTGTAACTCTTGGGATTCCTTCTGGTTCTCTAATCCAATATCTGTCCAACCTATCGGATAACCCATTAGCCATTCCACCCACTCGCTGTTTAGTGTTCCCTTCCCTTCTTCTTTGTATATTTGCATTTGAATATCGTTCTGCCTTCCCTTCTTTATTCGATTTTCCCAATACTCTTTCTTGGTGCTGTGCTTTTCTAGGCCTGCTGTTGGAGTTGGAAACATCTTTGTCATGTGTACTGCTTGGCTCAGATTGACCGAGTGCATCGAACCCTCTTTCTGCTGACTGCTCTTTAGTTTGTCTGTGAATGTGTCTGCTACTGTTGGAGTTGGAAAGTTCATCTTCTGATTTTCTTCTATTCTTAATCTTGCAATTTTGTTTGCAAGGTTTTCTCCCCTTGTTTTTCCTGTGCATGGTGGAATTACATTTACAGAGTCCTTGAAATCTCTCGCACTTGGAGTTGGAAATTTCTCGTGGGTAGGCAACAATCCAGATTCTTTTTCTTTTGTGCCATGCTCCAACATCGTCTGCTCCGATAATAGTCCATTCTGCATCATACCCGATTTTGGTAAGGTCTGCAATGACTCTTGTTCCACCCCGAATAGTGAGCATTGGGACATTCTCAATAAGTGCAAATCTTGGTCGTACCTCGCTAATGATTCTAAGCATTTCAAACCAAAGACCAGACCTCGTTTTCTCTCCTGTTTCTTCATCAATTAATCCTTTTCCACGACCTGCGACTGAAATATCGGTACAAGGGAAACCACCTGTAATAAGGTCAATATTATTAAAATCTTTTCCATTTAATTGTTGTATATCGTCATATATGGGTACACCAGGAAAGTTTTTATTGAGGACTTTGTGACAATATTTGTCAATGTCACAAAACCCCACAATCTCATGATCATCACCCCATACCCATTGACCTGCCAAAGCAAACCCACCAATACCACTAAATAGATCAAGGACTCGCATTTAAACAGCACTTTTTGAATTTTCTTTCTGATCCACAAAAACATTCTTTATTCCTGCCAAACTTTTTTGAATAAATCCCTTTGGCTTGTCTTTCTGAGGTTTCAAAGGGGTTTCTTTTATAGGCTCTGATAAAGCCGCCATATCCACCTGCTTGTTTGATGAGGTATGTTTTGCATGATACTTTCGTTGATACTTTCTTTTGTTCCTTCGTTTCACCCATAAGGAATGAGGTGTTTTCTTTGTTCTGTGTTTTGCTATTGGCATTATTCATCTCCCATGAGGGGTATGGTGGCTAAATACCTGTGCCTTTCTATTCGCCACCACTCAATTCCCTTAATTCTTTAATTTGTAATAATAAACCTATAAAATCATTTAAAGTAATGTCTGCTCTCCAAGTACCTTTTTGTTTATATATAAGTAGTCCTGTTTTCCCTAATGGCATATCATCATCAATTTGTTTCAGCCACTTAGGTATCTGTAAAGTTTTTGTATTTTTAATTTCTATATGAAAGTCATATAAAGGATTATCTGGTGATATATCTATTATGTCACCTTTAAATGACATACCACCAGACAGAGGGGTTCTTCGCATCTTAGTACCGAGGTGTCTATTTAAAATACGAACCACCTCACGCTCCCCTCTGTTTCCCTTTTGTTTGCTGTTAATTGGCATTAAAATGGCAAGTCATCATCATTAGGTGTAGAGTTCTGATCCTTCTGATGTCTGTTCTCTTCCCATCTTTTTAATCCATCAACAGCCACATTCATCAAGCCTTTTGTATAATACTCAATATCACCAAATATATCTTCATTAGCCACCTTATTACCTTTAGCAATTACTATGTTAGTTGCCTCTTTTACACACATCCCCCAAGTAATTCCATAGCTACCATTAGAAACAATTCTGACAGGTTTATCAGTATCTTCTTTAACAGTTTTGCCAGAGGCTACACCATTAAGAGGCTTTACCTCTATCCCTGTATATGATCCTTTCTCACTTTGCATCTCTTTCATCGTTACCTGCACCTTACTACCTTTTTCATATTTAACTAATCTCTCATATTGAGATTGAGTCAATTCCATATCTGTCGTTTTTCCATCTTTTAGTATTACCCATTCTTTAGTGTTTTTATCTTGAAACCACTTTAAGCCACCACCTTCTGTTAAGTCATTCCCTATACACTTAATAGGAATGATATACTTTGTATTATCCCATTGATCTGTTTTGACCTCTGCATTTGTTAGGTCATCTAGTAGTTCTATATAGATACCTGTACCAAGATGAAGGTCTTTTTTAATTTGAAAAGCCATTCTTTTCCTCTCCTATTTTGTTAATTAAAGTCTTACTATTTCACAAACTAAAAACCCTACCCAGAATGAAATAAGGTAAGGTGCTGTTCGTTCTACCCAATACATTAGGTACTCAAATAAATCCATTATGAAGTCCATAATTATCTCCTTTAGTATGTGTTTTTTAAATGGCATCTTTAATGCCCTCAAGTAAATTTCTGATCTTATAGGTTACATCCGCTTTTTCACCATTAGGATCATATAGAACCTCTTGTAGATAAGGTTCTCTATTTTTGTAATACTCAAGTCTTTCACTAATGCCTTCCATCAATTCATTTATTGAATTACCCATCGCATTTGTATATCCAAAACCATTCTCAGTCTCATACTTTATCTCAGCATGATACTTAAAATTGTGAGGTACATTTTCTAATACTTCTTTAGACTGCATTAGCTTTCTTTTTACTAATCTCATTAATTTTTGCTTGAGCCTCTTTTACCATTTGACTCACTTCTTCATAGGTAGCAGACTCTTCTTCTTCTGGCATTTCTTTGGCTGATTTCATAATGTTGTTGAATGAGTCCTTTAGATTCATCTTATCATGCTCTAAAGGGGGTGTATATGGCTCTAAAACGCTATAATCCTCTACATCTATAACCCAACCCCACCCATACTTAAACTTGTCTTTTTTCTTGAGGTTTTTGGTTTGTACTAAATAAGTACCTTCATAATAATTATCAGTTATTTTTACTAAAAATCTGTCCAGACCTTTGACTTTATATGTAGCAATAGAAATTGCTTTGTATGGGTATGTTCCCCACATGATACTATGTATCTTAATTACTCGCACTCTTCACATTCCTCTAGTATTGGTATTTCTATATTTGGTTCTAATTGATGAACAAGTTTATCTAACTCTATCACATCCATAGATTCATCTATAACCGCCTTATCTTTAAGCATTTGGCTATATTTATGTAATATCGTCATAATCATCGAAAACTGATTTTTTGAGCAGGTTATTAGCTTTTTTTTGTTGTTCTTTTTTATAAACGCTACGAATCCCTCTGCTGTGCTGATCGAGTTCATTTTCTAATTTCTCCACTTGATTGTCAATTTCATTAAATTGTTCCATGAGTTGCTGATGGTCTAAATCACCCATCTCCCCATTTGCCAAAAATCTTATGATACCTAGTCTTGAGTTGACTAATTTGGAGAGGGAATTAAGAGAAAAAGATTCAGATGTTTGAGGACTTGCGGAGTCAACTAAAATTGAATCCATATATACATCACTCTTAACCCCCTCAGGACTTAGCATTTGGTAGCTACTTTTAGTTTTACTAGAGACTCCAGAGTCTCCGATGACTGCATTTCGGTCATCACTACCTGCTGATTTGAATCTAGAAAGCAAACCCACTAAGCCATTAAAAATCATTTACTACTTACCCCCTTGAGTAAATCTATTATAGTGTTTTATTCTAGGTGATACATTCATCCAAAAAGGCACATCAACCCTACTTAATTCAAAAGGCTCATCATAGTAGCCATGTTTTTTTACTATTGATTTAGGCAACCAGATAACATCAGAAACCATACAATCATGATGTCCATGATTCTTACAAATGTATTGTCTGCTTTCAAAGCAGATAGCTTTATCTCTGACCTCTATTATATCGCCTTCGAAAAAAGTCTCGAACCCCTCGCTAGTAGGAAATGTATATCTATCGCCTATTTTCATCCTACTTACCCCCTTTAATATTTTTACAAAAACGCTCTTCATAAATTTCACCAAGAGAACCATCTTTTTTTACGCTTTGAAATTCAAAAAAGATATTTATATCGTTAGCATATTTTCTGATTTCGATTACTTGAAATAATTTAGATTTATGCTGTCCGTTACGCATACCATGTATTTTTTCTAATTGTACAATATCGCCAATCTTTATATTGGGAATAGAATTAAACCAAAAATACTGTCCATCTGTGCAGTATTTTTTATCTACGTTAATTAATGGCATTTTAGTCTCGCTTTTCTTTGATGACACTAGGGGAGTACACGAGACTAACCGAAGATCACTCCCCATATCTGTGTCTAATTTTATGTTATTTGTTAGTCTCATTACTTGGAATGTATAGTACTGTACATTAATAAACAAGAACATAATACACTACTATATACAGCAAAGTCTTATAAGGTGTATTATATTAAGACTTGAATAAGCTAGAGGTCATGCAAACTTTACTCAATATGAGTACCATGACTATCCAAGAAATGACAGATAGAATGGGAATATCTCGGTCTAACTTTTATTTTTGGAGGGATGGCAAAACGATCCCCAAAAAGTCTAGCATAAACAAATTAGCTGACATCTTGAAAATCAATCTATCATGGGTTGATAAGAACTCAGTTAATATAATCGAGAGTGATATTCAAATAATGGAGGAAAATCTAAATATGAATATGGATGCTAGTTACATCATTAAATTGCAAAAAGAAAAAATTGAACAACTTGAAAAAAAAGTAAAATCAATGAAGAAAAAACTTAAAAATATAGGCAAGTAAATAAAGTGCGGAGAGGGAGGGATTCGAACCCCCGAAACGCGTAAACGTTTACACGCTTTCCAAGCGTTTAACCCCCCTCTTTAAAATATGGTGGCAAGTAAATGGCAAGTAAGAAACTACCTTTCTCTGGCTCATTATACAAAGATAGGAATGGTTATTACATCTATCAGCTTTGCTACAATTATAAGCGTAAGCAACTATCTACAGGTGTTAAGGATCATAAGTTGGCAGTACAGACAGCTAGGAAATTATATCCTAATGTCTTTAATGAATTACGTTATCCAACAAAACAGACTCTAGCCTTTAAAAAACTTGTTAAAATATTTTTAAAATATGATCATGGCTATAAGCCAAGAACTATAGAATTATATACTGATATACTTACTAGGTTTAGTAAGAAAAAGAAACTGCCGCCACACCCTACCACCAGATCAATGTGGGTTAGAACCATCAACAGAGTTATTAATTGGGGTGATAGACAGGGTTATTCAACCGATCAAATAAAATATTCTGTTAATGAAACCAACCCACGCACTAGAATTTTATCATCTAAAGAATCGCAAATTTTCAAAGACCACTTTACACCTTGTATCTATAAAGATATTTGCATGATCTCATTACTTACAGGTGCAAGACAGATGGAACTTTTATCATTTAAGTTATCTGCTCATTTTGATAATTATATTGTTGTACATACCAAAACAAAAAAATCTATTAAGAAAAAAGCCATACAGTTATTTGATGCCACACCTTATATATATAGGGAGTGGGATATAACCCGACACCAATTAAATAAATATTGGGGGATAGAAAAAAATAAGCATATAGATGAATCTGGACTATTTGAAGATTTGCAATTTCGTGATCTAAGAAGGACATTTGCAGTAACTAAACTTTTAGAAGGCTATTCAATATTTGAAATATCAAAACTTCTAGGACATGATAAAGTGGCAACAACAGAACTCTATCTAAAACCATTTGAGGCAATTATGATAACTGCTCCCTTAGTTTCAAAGATGCACTAAAGCGTTGATAAGCCACTTCAGTAAATTTAATAGGAGCATCTAATCGTACATAGTGGTAAGCACTATCATCATAATAAACAAATTTCTTATAGTCGGTTACAATCGCCTCCATAGATGCTAGATTGCCTTTAAAGGTTGATGATATATTAGAGAAGTTTAGTGTCCAAGTTGATTGTGGCTCATGTCTTTTATTAGCATACTCTACACCACCATAGCTTTTGTTTATATCGGTTGCAAATACTTCCTGTGTAGCTATACCTATATCTGGCTCATTTTCAAACGCTAGGGGAGTTCCTAAGATTACCTCACTAATTCCGCTAAGTGTAGCATCTTCACTTCTTAGAAACCAATACCTTGCACTAGCTGATGCGTCTAAAGTGTTCGCAGTCCACCCTGCAAATGTAGCTGCTATTTCAGACTTTAGTGCTAAAGATGTTGTACCGCTAGAACTCGCATAAATAAATAAATCATCATAGTCTTTTGAGGAATTATTATAATATACTATATCTGTTATTGATTGCGAACTACCAAAATCAATCCTTATCGTATCTTCATCATCAAAATCTGTTACTGCGTGTCCTATAGATTGGTCATTAATATAATGTTCATTCGTAACCTCACCTGCGGCTACAGAAAAAACATTTGTACTCGAATTGTATGTACCTGCTGTAACTGATCCAGATGATAAATCTAATAAACCTACTGTATCATAATAAAACTTTTTAGCCATTTATATTTCCCTCGCTGTGAATTTTAATTTTCCCGGTGTTCTCTGAGTTGATGTCACCATAAATGTTTTGCCAGACCAAGCCTCCCCAAAGGGATCAACCTGCATATCACTAAAACCTAAAATATCACCAACATCTACTCCCATATATATAGGATTAACAATCGTGCCGCTTACAATAATTTTAGGTGATCCAAGAATCCAATCATAATACCTATAAAAATCATCATTTTTATTACTTGCTGATCCTGAAGTTGTGCTTGGTGCTGATACATTAGCGTCTAGCTTAACGCTTTTAATATTTTCTGCACTCTTAATGTTGTATTTTGCTCTGGTAGTTGAATTGGTAGATGTAGCACTTGATAGATATTTGCTTTCAGCAGGATGCTTTTCATACTCAATTTCCATTTTACTTATTAATGATGATAGTGGTGTCATAGAAATATCTATATCTTCTATATCGTCTTTTGTTAAAGTATGCTCTGCACTTGGAGAGTCTGGGAGATAAATATAAACATAATCACCCTGTCCATTAAATCTTCCGATAAAGCCACCTTCGAATTGTAATTTTTCTAAAACTTTAATTAATGGAGTGGATTCTAAAAGCCAATATCTAATATCCCAATCCTTACTGCCATTCAAATTAGTGCCACTAGACCAATTTGTTGGGGTGTTTGATTTAGTGTAAGAAGTATGTCTATGTAGTAGATCACGATGTGCCTCATGTATCTCAGTAATTGCACCGCTACTATTCCAACCATTATCTGTAAGTCCATCTGTTCCGCTATATAAATATTTTACCTTATCTATAGTTTCATTAGCTATAGATGCCTTGTCATCACTATTAGTAGGTATTTTAATTTCTGGAATAATATAAACACCTGCTAACCTCACATCAATATCCATAGATGTAACTACCCCAGAGCCATCAGTCTGCTGTGCTGTACACCCTATCCTTATTTGTAACTTATCGGGGAGTTGTCCATTTATACCACCAACTCTATCTACACTTGTATATTCAGTTATAGATGAATTAGTAATCGTAAGTGTAGGATTAGCGTTTGTACCAGATATAGTGCCTCCGCTTTGTGTTGATGTTCCACTAAATGAGATAGATGCTCCAGAGGCTATTCCACCATTATAAGCATATTGTAACTGCTCACTTCTTATTGCTGTAAATCCATTAGTATTGTCATATATACTAAAATTAACAGTATTTGTGCCTGTGCCTACAAATATTACTGTCGCTGAATATTGAACAAAGACACCAACCTTAACAGATTGCATTTCATGTGTAAACTGAGGAATGTCATAATAAAAATCAAGATCATCTCCCCTAACAGTTGTACCAGAACCGCTTGTAGTCCCAAAATCAGCCTCCGTTAATTGTGAATATGTTGCACTATTGCCATCTACAGACTCTAACCCATTATCATCAAATTTGTCATAATCACCAGAACTATGAATATCTATCGCATTTATCTTTGACGATCTATGTAAATCAAAATCAGTTTTCAATCCTGTTTTTCCATCAAATACGACACTAGAATTTTGAGCATCATCTAATGGAACAAATATTGGAACTCCATTTTTTGTGGCATTTTTTTCATATATATGTAAACGACCATTAGAAGATACTGTTTGATGAGCAACACAAATAAACTCATCATTCATAACTCTATCTACTTCCAAAGGAAACACCTTTGCACCATCACAAAATTGTGGAGATGAATTTGTGCTAGTTTCCGCAGTATAATTTCCATAAACAATAGGAACTAAGGATTTTGAATTAGTTGTTTTATCTGAAGGAATTGAAATATTATCCCAGGGCATTACTGCTGAGATGCTTAAACTCAATTTACTAGCATTATGAGATACATCAGTTAATCTGCCATTATATATCTGTAAACAATCTCCCATATCTACATCATCATTAGGCTGTATGTAAACCTTAACAGGTCTATTAATATAATTTCTATCTCCACCAAATAATTCAGCAGATAGATCATCATCTAAGTATCTAAAATTAGCTAGACTTAAAGATACATTGGATGTTTTAGCTGTTGAACTTTCAAGATTAATTGATTCTCTGATGCTAGGCTTGTTTAAAATCGCACCAAAATAATCAATAGACTCTACAGCGGTATCATAAAAAGACAATCCCAGAAACCCCCCATACTTAGCACCTGATATTGTTGCAGGTGAAGTGTTATCTGTAAGATCAATGGCTTTGTTATTACCATTATTAAATTCCCAATAACCCTTTAAATCAGAGGCTTGTGTATAATTACCAGAATCTTCTGCAAGACTCAAAAAAGAGCCACTATTATAAATAGCACCGATAGGATCAGTATTTGTTGCATCTAGTCTAGCACCCCAAATAGCAAGATTTTTTAATTTGAACTCTCCCCATAAATCTGTCGAAGGTAGTTTTTGCCCTATGATTCCTTTTAAACTTGATCCAGAATAATTTGGAGTTGTAATTGATGCTGTACCACCACCATCTGAAATGCTATCACTTGTATCTGCACTATTTACATAAATTTTTGTTCCAGATGTAGCCTGTGCAAAAGTGCTAGTAATAACTACAAAATACCATGTATTTATAGATAGAACTGTATCACCATACATTGTTCTTCTATCCCCACTAGATGAACCACTCCCATCATACCAATCTATCTGTATTTTATCATCAGTTCTTTTAGTAATTCCATATCCGACATAATTAGTCGCATGGTCGTGACTTCTAAAGATTGGTTCAGATTCCCCTGCTGTTGGGAAATTAATCCAGAAAGCGATAGTTATTCCTGTGGAACTTGTTACTGCTATTGAAGATGATGATGTTGTCGTACCTAAATCAACGTAGTCATTTGTTCCATCAAGACTAAGATAAGAGTCTTGGTTGTATAATTGAAAGAGCCAATTCTCTTTTATATAGGTGTTTTCAGTCCACTTAGTTGATAAACTTAAACTCATGCAAGATTCATTCTTTTGGCTCGTTCAATAGCAGGAATAATTGACTCAACTACTGTATCATCTACAAGAGGTGCTGAAATATTGATTGTAACTCCACTAGCTGATCCACCCCCTAATGGCGTGACTGATACTTGTTCTGGTTTATTGTTCTCACCTGTTAAAAACATTGTAGGCTTAGTAACAACTCCCTCAAATCCTGTTTCTGCTGTAACAGATGATAAGGCATTATCCATAAGTCCTGCAACAAGACCACCACCTCCTGCCGCTAGAATAAGATTTAAAGGGTATGGTGTGCCTTTTAATACGCTAGATATATAACCAGAAACAGCCTCCATAGTTTCTGCTCTCACTACAGATTTCATAGCAGACATAGCAGACTGACCAGATAAAGCCGCCGATTTTAAATCAGTCATTAATTGTTTTTCCTTATCAGTAGTTAAGCTCTTTGTTGCATTTGATTGTGCTTCAATTCCCTTTAATACTTTAGGCTGTTTATCTAATAATAAATCTATTTCTGATTGCAAAGTTGCTATAAGTTCTTTCATGTGTGAATTAAACTCTTCAGAGTTATTACCTAATAATATCTGACTATTTGCAATATCTTCTTGGCTAAAACCAATTTCTTTCATACTGTCATTAAATTCTTTCAAAGTCTTTATAGGGAAAGCACCAGACGGATCACTTGTTAATTCTTTAGTTAATTCCATCACATCATTAACTTTATTAATATGTTCTGATAAGGCTAAAATTGTTTCTTCTGTCGTTTCTATGCCTTTTATACCTTTTACTAAACTACTAAATTGGTTTGTAAGCGTAACTAATTTTCCAGATAAATCAATTACAAATGGAGATAATTGATCACCCAATGTAACAGCTAATTCAAATAGTGATGATTTCATTTGAGCAATAGAATCAGCAGTAGATAATTGTTCTTCACCTAAATTACTTACTAGGTCTTTTGCTTGAGACATAGCCTCATTTACAAAAGCCTGTTTTCTTTCTTGATCAGTTAATTCATCTACAGATTTATTTATTGAATCTGCATATTTTTGATTAGCCTCATTAGCATCTAACATAATACCTAAATTATCTAACATTAATTTTGATTGCCTACCTAATCCTGTAGTTAATGACTCTACACCGAAAGCTGTGTCTTTACCTAAAGCACTTGCCAACCTTTGAGCAACATCAAACATCTCAGCCATTTGATCTTCTGAATCAGTTATACCCAAAAGCATCATATTATTTGCTTGAGTCATTAACTCCATACTGTTCATAGTGTTATCAGTTGCTGATTTTAATTTTTGTAATGTATTTGCACTAAAACCAGATGATCTAGCTAAATTGTCAAATCCTTTTTTAACATTTTCTAATTCAGATGACACTTTTACTACATGACTGATTCCATTAATTAAACCTCTTGCTGAATAAAAAGCCGTAGTTGCACCAACAACTGCTTTGCCCATTTTTTTAATAGAACCAGATACACCTTTTAGTTCACCCTGTGTTTTTTTTGCACCCTGTGCTGATATTTTTATATTAACTTTTTGATCTGCCATTTTATTCCTGTTTGTGTTTTATAACCGATGCTAATTCATTTTTAATAATTGTAAAGTGATCCAACTTGATTGCATCTGTTTCATCAAGTGTTCTGCCAAGTGGTATGTTATATTCTTTAACGTAGTGATATTCGTTAATAAGATTAAAGTGAGATTCATCCAATAGATACTGAGGGTTGGCAAATAATGGTACAAGATACCATAACTCCTGTCCAAGAGTTCTCTTTTGGTCGTGAGCATCAACAATAAGACTGATTTCTTGCCAGATGTCATCTACGTTATTAAAATCCCTATCTTTATTAGAGATGGGGGATTGAGCATTATAGGGGAGGATAAACTGATCGTGAGATTTCGGTTGAAGAAACCAATACCAACACGCATAACTCAATCCCCATCTGATTTTTTTTGGTTGTCACTCAGACCTAAATATTCACTAAGAATAGCTGTTAATATTTTGATTTGGGTATCATCATCATAACCCTTTAAAGACTTCTCTGAATCATCAAATGCTATCTCTGAAACACTACCTAGTAATAAGTAAAATGCTTTAGTTGTAATATTGTCTGTACCATCTTTATATACGTCTGCAAATTCCCCTTTAATACCCAACCTATCCACATAACCGATAGGCTTTATCTGAATGATGTGACCATCAACTTCTACTTTCATATCCTCCCCCTTTAATTAACAAGCAACTTCGACTAATGCTGTACTAGAACTTGCTCCTGCTCCAACTGCCTTCATTGATACGTCTAACATCATCATAGCCTGTTCATTGAAAGCCACATTGGTCAATACTGAACTAGGTATACTAATACCAAAAGCACCATCTGTTAAACTGCCATCATTATTTAATAATGTAGCACCCTCTGATGTACCTGTATCTTGATCAAGATAGTTTTCAAAAAAAGCCTGACATTTATCATCATACTTAATTGTAGAGTCTAAGGTTGCTGAAAACTCCCCTGCTCTAGCTATTACTTCATAACCTGTACTAACCAAGCCAATAAAGTTTGCCTCGTTTGTAAGGCTTAGATTAAAGCTACTCATTACCACATCAGCTACACCTACCAACTGCCTATATGCCGCTGTCCAACTATTCATGGTGTAGTTTTCAGATGCCGCAGTAAAAGCTGTGTCAACTGCTCCGACTGTAGTTACTTGAGTTGCATCAACTGCTGAACCAGATTTAAACGTAGCAGAGAACTTTATCCTACCGCCTTCTGTTCCCATATCGCCAGACAAAGACAATGCAGTTACTACGCAGTCTTTAAATCCTAAATCCATATTAGAAATAGGTGATATTATTGCCAATGATAATAATGTACCTGCTTGGCTTGTTGATCCAGAACCCACACTTTGAGCAGATGCGTTTGATAGAAATGAATAAACACCACTAGCAGATGCCTCTGCCTCGCCCATGATGTTCTCTAATAACATATCTAAAGCATTTGTTGTTGCTGTGCCACTTACACTAATCTCTGATATTGCTCCTACTTTTGTGTGAAAAAAGTCTGTTGCTTGTAGAACTCTGCTACCACTCCGAACATCTAAAGCCTGATTGGCATTTAATGATGGTGTACTGATTGAATCCACATCGAGAGCATGATACGCATTACCACCTGCGGCAGTTACTGTGCCGAAATCATCCTGCTCTGCAATAGCTACCTTAAAAGATGATGCTGAATAACTCGCTGTTGAAATAGCCATTATTTATTCTCCTTTTTTGATTTAATTTGCTTAACATATTCCTGTGCAGGTTTTGGAATCTTATCCGCCTCTACACTTTCTCCCGAATTAAGTTTTTTTATGATCTCTGAATCATATCCAGAGTAACTAAAGCACCACATGGAATTAGGGGGTATGTGGTTCTCTTTATTTTTAAGTTTTATTTTCATGCTATACCTCTAGTGATAAACAATTAAATGTTAATAATGCTCTTACTACACTCTCATCGCCTTCTTCTCTTTCATATTCTACTGACTCGATCTCTGCATTATGCCAATATCCAGAAACACTAAAATTGTTATCTGGTGCGAATAATCTTTTAATATGCTCTGCTACATTTGTTACCTGCTTTAAGGTGTTCTGGGTATAGTTACCACCTATATGCAGTTCATAAGAGATCATTATAGCATAACTTCTGGTCTGCCCTGTAGCAATTAATTCTGTTAGGTTGTCTGAGAGTGGTTGTATAAGGATTGAATGATTCCCTTGATGGGAGTCCATGAATATCGGTATGGTCATCTCATTAGCAACCAGATCACGCACCTTATCTACAATATCAAAAATCTTGTTATTGTAGTCTATCATATACGTTCAACTGTAGCCATTTTGATTGGGGTTGTTGATGCGTCCACTACACCAGAAACCTCTAGTTCCCACTCGTCTGAAGTTGAATTATAAACTCCAGGAGAAAAACGTACCGCCATACCTCTCCCGACATCTTGATATGATCCATCTATTATTTCAGCATTAGCAACTTGTGATGTTTTTAATCCTGTTGAGTCACTTATATAAGAATCAAACTTTACTCCAGATGCTGAACCTGTTGCAAAAGTGCCTGTGGTTTGTATTCTTATCTTTATACAATCCCACTCACAAGTTGGTTTCCCTTTCACATCTGTAATTGATCCTGTAGTTGATCCATTAATAGAAATTTCTCTCAAAATTCCCTTCCCCTTTTGTAGAGATTCCTGTTGGTAAATTGATACCTCTCCCCTTCTGATTAGATCAAGCCAACCTGTGCCTTCTGGGTTTGATACTTTACTCGCTAATCTATCAGATAGTTCCTCATCGTATGGTGCAGTTATAAAACTTGCCGCTTGATGTGATGTTGCCATTACTATTATTTCTGGGTAGTCGTTACCTGTAGCTGATGCAACACCGACTCCCTTTCTTGGATAGATTGGTATGCCACTCATTGAGCGTACAAAGTCTGATGCTCTGGCAATTACTTTAGTAAGGTTAGAATCTGAATCCTCACCAAACTCCCAGACACTACCATTTAAAGCACTAGCACTAGAACTAGCTAAAAAATACTCTAGCCTTCCATCTGCCTCTACATATCGCCATTGATCATCTGATCCTGGCTGTGATCCTTGTTCAGCACCCAAGTCTTTACCATCTTTAAATAGGACACTAAAGCCACTCCCTGCTGAATGATTATAATATAAATTACTCACTCCACTCGCTACCCAATTCGGAGCAAGAATAGAACGCTGATTGTATTTGTTAAGTTCTGGCAGTACAAAGGCAACATCTGCCTGTGAACAATAATTAGCCTCGTATGTACTCATTTAAGCCTCATTATGATTAAAGTCTAAGACCTCAAACTCTTCTAGGTTTTGTAGTCTGTAAATAAGTTCTGCTAAATCGCCTGTTATCTTAGAACTTGGATTAATTAATTCTGTTAATTTCATATCTTTAGCGAGTTCAATACATTTATTCAATGATTTGAATGAACTCACTACTTCAAATTCTTCATTTAATGCTTTCATCATTTTCGTTTCTCTACGCACTAATTCTTTCTCCCCATACTGATGCTTGTCCTTTAACAATCTCAATAGTTTCCACTTGGAAGTTTCCTCTTGGACTATCAAAGAATGTGATGATCCCAAAAGCATGATTCCAATTATGTAACCTGCCTCTTAACCATTTATTCTTTTCCCTACTCATATCTTTTAAACAACCCATTGACCACGCTCCAATCGTACCAGAATCGAGTTTAGTAAGTGAGTGTCTTTGTATATCGTGAACATGACCATAAATAATGTTAGCACCATAAGCCTCTAGGTGTTTCTTAGCGTGATAAACTGTTGCGTATGCTCCATGAATGAAGTTTAATTTTCCAATTTTTAAAGGCTCATTATATGATAGGTATTTGTAACCTCTTTCATCCCAACGACATGCCTTTCTAAAGGTATAATCCTTTAGATATGGATACTTCTCAACCAAGCCATAGGTGAGCCACTCATCGTGATTTCCTGCACATATATAGCGTTTTTTACAATTCACTTTATCTAGCACTTTGTCGAACTGATCTATCCCTTCATTGACTTGTTTTATTTCCTCATCTATTAGCGGCAGTTGAAACTCCAAAGGAGGACATTTCTTACCTTTATACTTCCACGGTGATGCTGTTTCCCACTCTCCAACATCTCCGAGGTTAATAAACATATCTGGCTTAACTAACTCTATTGCCTGTAAAGTGACATCTACTGCATCTTGATCGTGAATCGGGAAATGTTGATCTGGTATTACTATTGCTCTTTTCAAAAAACTATCTTCTCCCCCATCTTTTATTTGGCTTTTTAGGACATTTGTTTAATACTTCTATCCTGTTCTCATTTGTGGCTATACCACAATAAGTAAAATCTTTCTCTTTAGTACAGAAAGGGCATTGTCTGCTGATAATAGGACATATATCGAACAATCAATCTTTTATTTCTATATGTACTAAATCATCAAAATTATTTGTCTTGGTAGTGCGTTGTCCTTCATATAAACTATCATATCTCCAACATCCTCCCCATCTAACTCTTAATCCCATTTGATTAGCTACACCTAAAACAAACCCACCTAGCATGTGAAAATCATCCCTAGCTTTCCAATCAATCCCATTATTATATGGTGCTATATCTACAGCCTTACCTTGAACATGCTTACCAAACTTTGTCTTAGACTTACCCTCTTCAACGAGTTTATTTTGTCTTTCTTGGCTACGTTTTCCCTCAATAATTGTTATATCGAAATATTTAACTACTTCATTTAAAACACTCACTAAGCGATCATCTACACCCTTTAGCCTTTGCTTTGATCTTTTACCAAATCGAGGCACTACTTAAATGATTCCATAGCTTTTTTTATCTTTGCTACCATCTCATCATCTTTTTTAGATGGTGTAGCTTTTACAACAAAATCAATAACTTTTATTATGAACGCTTTAGCACCATGCTTTTTAACTTGTTTTTTAATATATGAAGATAACATACTCATATTTATTTCCCCTTTCCTGCCGCTTTGTATATGGCTTTTTTGATAGATGTCCAGATTAGATCATCCCAAGTAGATGGACTTAATGCAACTGCTTTGTCCATACTGAGAATAATGATTAAAGCATATTCCCAATTTTCTATTATCCACTCCATTATGATTTCCTTATATTGTTAATTTTATATCCTAAATAAATAATTGTCATTATAGCTACCACACATTGTAAGGCTGTGCTTATCGCAGTAAGTGATAACCCATAATTCATTAAACTAGCGGATGCTACTTTTACGCTATCCATTATTTTGCACTCCCATTAATACGACCTTTTAAGTAAGCGAGGTCATCAGATAACTGCCTCCAGAACTCTTCTCTTTTTTCATCTGATTTATTAGTTCTGTCAATCAGCTTTACATTAATCTGCATAGCCGAATCTTGTACAGACTCCATTTTATGAATAGATTGTTTGATCTCTTCAAGATCATCACTCTGTTCTTTCTGGCTTTGTATTAGGTTATAAATCATAAATCCGAAGAGTAAGGCAATAAACCCTGCACTCCCCAACTGAAGATATAAATCTGCTAATTCTGTCATTTGTAGCGTAGTTCCCTATTAATAAAAAATTCATGTGACACATCACTACTTTCTAGACTTACCCCATTTAAGAGGGTTGGCTTTTTCATACCAAGCCTTTTCAAGTTGCTCAATTTCTCTTTGATGTCTTTCTTCAAGTTTTTGTATGCGTTCACTTTGTTGTTCTATATTTGTTTCTATGGTGTAAAGTTTTTTCTCTAGTGTTGTATAAGCAAATATGAGTGATCCAAAAATGGCAAAAATATTGATTAAGAATTTTAAGTTAAGTGTAATCGCCATTGAATCTGATCCGACTATCCCATCGAATCTATATGATCTTGCTCCCTTGTTTTTTTCCATTAAACATCTAATTCATGCCCACAGAGGTAGACATCTTCACAGCCTGTAACTGTGGTAATTAAGAAGTAAATGATTGCGACATAAGCCAACACACCAAGAACCCTAATCACATCATTCTTATTCATGGCTTGTAATACTTATAAAAATCCTCTGGTTTCTCTTTATCTATCACAACAAAGATAGGACTTACTATCTTATTACCTGTTCCAGAGCCACCTATAATAGCATACCGATAACCACCTTCTTGATAAGGTGATTTAATGGTGTCATTATCAAACAAGTGTAAGAAGGAAGTATCTGCCCACACAGGCACAAACTCTGCACCTTCTAGTTCTTCTTCTTCAATCCTTCTATTATCATTGTAATCAACAATGTTACCTATGCTTGTAGTTCTATGTGGTTGACTTGGGAACTTGCCCATGCCATTGATCTCTATCTGTTGATTGTACCACATTTGAGCAGAACTAATTATCTTATCTAGGTTTGCTTTGGTTTGTTTGGCTTTAGCACCTTCCCCTATTCGACTAAATGCAGGTGCTGATGTAGTGGCTAATGTTGCCATAATAGCCATCGTAACTGCAAATTCAGCTAATGAATTACCCCTATTATTCAATAGAGGTTGTCCATTCTGTTTTAGCGAGTTCTGTCATAATCTGACTATGAGAATATTTATCATAGCTACTATAACAGCTAGGATCATTATCTGGATCATTATCACAACTATACTTTAATAGTGCTTTGGAACTATCTCCATCATCACCACTATTCTTTCTTAATGTGTCTTTGCTTGATTGTATAGCGTTATCTATTAATGGGTTGCCATCATCTGAATCAGCAGAGTTAATATCTGCTACAGGTACTATGATATAGCATCTGTTTACCCATCTTCCACTATAGTCATCTGACCAACGACTTGTAATTTCTTCACTCATATTATTTTCCTTTAAGGTTTTGAACTTGAACGATTTGTATCACCAGAACTATACCCATGAGGGGTAGCGTTTGGTGAACTTGCTAAATCACTACTTTCGGTGTTAGTCCCTGTTCCATGATTACTTTGACCACTTCGGTCATATATAGTGCCATTACCGACATCTTTTAATCCTGTTGAGGCATCAAGTGATGACATCGCATAATAGGCTTTTAACCCCTCTGAGTATTTATCTAAGAGATTACCATGTCTGCCGAGAGTGTTGATTCCTGATATTTCTGATGCTGAAAG